TTTTACCTGATTCATAATCAACTTTATTAGGGACGTCTAACTTAACAGCATTCTCCATAATCTCAACTACTTTTTTTGCCTGTTCTGGAGACTCAACAGATAAATCTAATTCATCGTGAATTTGAATATGAGCTATAATACCTTCTTTGTATAAATCAAGCATTGATTTTTTTGTCATATCCGCTGCTGATCCTTGTATAAGTTTGTTTAAAGCTTTGTATGTAAAAGCTCTTCGTATTCTGTTTTCTCCATATTTTTTAACTGCATCTTCCCACGTCATTGGTGTATGCATTCCAAATTGAGCTGGTTCCCATTTATTAAATCTACAACCTCTTCCAAGAAGAGTTCGTATTTCTCCTTCTCTTGAAGCCCATCTAGATGTTTCTTGCATAAGATTTTTCACAAAAGGGACTCGTTCATGATATTGATTAAATAACGCTTCAGCTTCTTGTTTCGTGCTTAAACCTAATTCTGCTTGTAACTTAGCTTTACCCATTCCATAAAATAATCCAAGGTTAATAGTTTTGGCTTGTATTCGATCAATGCCTGCCATGTCTGCAACTGTTTTATGAAAATCAATATCGTTACTAGCATAGTTATCTACAATTTCTTTTACTGATGGATCTTCTTTTATTCCTGCAGTTGTTGAAGCAAAGTGAACTACTAATCTTGGTTCTTGTTGAGAGTAATCAAAGCAACCCCAAGTACAATTTTTTTCAGGAATAAATAATGATCTTATCATAGGACCTAAATCTTTATTTCTTGCTGGAATTTGTTGAAGGTTAGGATTAGAGTATGAAAATCTTCCTGTAACCGTGCCACCTTGATCAGATCTTATCTGATTAATATCAGCATGTATTCTACCTTTGTGTTCGTATCTTAAAATAGTATCTATAAAAGTAGTGTGTGCCTTGTTTATTTCTCTAGCTTTTGCTATCTTCTTAACCAATGGATGTTCGTGTTCGGAAAGGAAGTTTTTTGTAAAAGATGGCGCACTTGTTTTTAAAGTTCTCTCGTAAGGTAAATTTAATTTGTCAAAAACTTTGGCAATGGACCTTGCAGCCCATATTTGAGCATCTATTTGTGTTTCTTTTTTTATTTCTTGCAGCAACACTGTTTCTTGTCCAAGTAATTTTTCTTTCAATTGGTGAGCTTTTTCAACGTCTACTCGGACGCCCTTAAATTTCATATCAACTAAGCAAGGAAATAACTGTGTTTCTAAATTAAATATTTCAGTTAAATTATCTTTTTTTATTTGTGAAGAAAGTCTTTTAAATAAATCTAATGTTAATGAAGCATCTTTTTCTGCATATTCTCCAACGTACATTGCTGGTAATTTATAAAGTTCTGCTTTAGGATCGACACCCCAATTTTTAGCAACCTCGTTTAAAGTTGTTTCACTTTTTCTTTCACCTAAATATTCCCAACTTAATGCATTTAAAGTATAACGCATTCTATTTTCATCAACTAGAGAAGCCATAACCATGGTGTCCATAATATGACCATTAATTTTTATACCATAAGAGCGAAGCCAGCAAACGTCATACATCGCGTTGTGAAATATTTTAGTTGCCGGAGTTGCACAAACATCAGCAATCCAACTTAAAATTCTTTTCTTATCTAAATTACCACCACCTTCATGTCCAAAGGGATAGTATTTACACCAACCATCTACAGCAACAGCTACACCTATAATTTCGCCGTTTCCTATAACAGCGCCAGAACCTTTTGCTTTTAAATCTGGGTCTCTTGTTTCTAAATCAATCGCTATAAGTTTATAACCACTTAAGTCTGGAAAGTTTTCAGGAGCAATCCACTCTGTTTGAGCTTCAAACATCATGATTTATTTTTCCATTCTTTATATCCTTTAATCCAATCCTTGTTTGATGTTTCTGATGGTTTAATCATTCCCCATGAATTTTGTGGAGGGTAAGTTCTTTCTGCTTCTTCCTTAGTAATACCAGCATTTCGGTATTCCTCTTCTTCGGTCATCGGTATTAAAGGGTAGTCTCTTTCTAAGATCATATCTATATAATGTTTTGCTTTCTCTAAATCTTGTCTTTCTCCTTTTTGTTTATGTCTGCAGATGTATTTAATAGCATTTCCTTCTGCAAAAAGCAATTTATTATCATTGATAAATTTGCTAGGTTGAATTTTCATATTTTTATAATGTGATCCTCCGATTTGTTTTTTATATGCACTCATATTTGATATCCGTATTCTCCTGCTGGGTTAACTAAGTATAAATTTTCCACAGTTCTTGTAACACCTACATAAAATAATCGATGTTCTGGATTAGGATCTTTCAAATAAGCATTATAGCTATTGTAATCAATGTCCAACATTAAAACTGTGTTTTGTCTTTCGTCTCCTTTTGCACCATGAATTGTAGACAATTTAATTCTTGGCTCTGTTGTTGGAGAAATATTTTCTCCATTTTTTTCCATAGCTTCTATGAAAGTTTTCTTTTTATCATCTACTTTATCAAAAACTTTTTGCCAGCTTCCCGCTGCTAGAAGACCGTGTTCGTTTCTTAACTCTTCTATATTGATTAAATCTTCCATAATACCTTTTAAAGAAGTTCCATTACTAAAATTTCTTTTTACGTGACCACTCTTAACTGTCATATAATTGTATATTTTTTGAGCTAGTTTTACAGGAACTAATTCATTTCTACTAAGTTTTTTCCATACATCAATGGCCTGTAATAAATCTTTATTAATTAAATTGTTTCCTTTTTTGCTTCCGTAATAATATCCTTTATCTTCAAAATAATCTTTAAGCTGTTCTAACATCTTGTTCGTTCTAGTCATAAGCATCCATTCTCCTTTACTATAATCAATGTGTTCAAAATGAGATACATAGTTTACTGTTCCCTCAAAATTTTTAGGCTTCCACTGTTTTGTAACTCTTTCTTTAGATGGAATTTTACCAAGAACTTGTTTTGCTAAATTCCAAACGGCTCTAGGCACTCTTCTTGATTTAACTAGAGAAGAATCGATATTTGTATTTTTATCTTTATGAAGTCTTATAAAATGAGTTGGATTAGCACCTTGAAAACCCATAATGGCTTGGTCATCATCTCCAGCAATATAAGATCGTTTAGCATTAGATTCTATGTAATGAAACATTTCCCATTGAAGATTATTTAAATCCTGTGCTTCATCTAAAAACACAGCATCAAAGATAGGGGATTTTTGTTTTTTAATAAATTGAGATATCATGTCAACAAACTCAAACATCCCTGTTTCTTTTTTAAATTTTGTTAAACATCGATCAATGTATTGAAGATTGCTGTAACTAACGTCCTGTAAATGTTCTTGTAGACTATATTGATTTTCCAAAGATATTTTTCTATATTTAGATAAATTAATTAGTTTGATATAGTCATTACCATAGACCATTGTGCCATCTTCAGTCGCATAAGTTTCAAAGTTTAATTTATCAGCGATACCTCCAACATAAGCTTTAAAAGCATCCCATTTCTTTCCTTTTAAAAGTTGATTACCTGTATCAATACCACACTCTCTTTTACCTAAGGCATGTAAGGTACAGAAGTATTTTAAATCTTCATCGTAATCTATTTTATTAAATAGTTTAGTTACTCGATTAACTGAAATTTTAGTTGCATTTTTACTAAAGGTAAAAAAACCTATTTTTTTTAAAGAAGTTTTATTTTTTTCAACTTCTTCTTTTAAGTAAGTGTTTACAAGTCTATATGTTTTTCCTGTGCCTGGTGGACCAGGTATAATAGTTCTATTTATCATTTAACAAAAGGTGGTCTTTCTATTGGTGGTGGTTCGTCGTTATCTTTATTAGATGCAAAAGCACTAATACACATTACTTTTACAGATTTTCCTGATATTTTTAAAACAGTTTCTTTAGCTTTAAAAAGTTCTTGTATTTTATGAGACGTTTTATTTCTTTCCATATTCCAAGATCGTGTTCTTTGCATGTAGTTCCAAAAATCTTTAAATTTAAAATAAGATTTACCTTCGTCTGTCCAAGAAACTCCACGATTAATATCTGTTTTTTGTTTTCCTGCTGCTCGATCCATTGTAAAATTTTCTAGATGTTCTTCTAATTGCTTTTTAAAAGTTAAACTTTCTGGTGCTTTGATTTCTTCTACTGCTTTCATTAAGTTACTAATCACTTTTCCCCATATCGGTTTAGAAACATTAGGTAGTTTTATTTTAATTTGTTCCATACATGCTTCATCAAACAAATCAAAATTTCTTAAAGTTTTTGTATCTACTTCAACTGTTTTACCCCCTACACTTACAAACCATATTGGTGGATCTGATGTAAAAATTCTTAAATTAGATATGTCTGGCATCAAAGTTCCATTTCCAATACCAAATTTTCTTGTTTGACAAGTTAGAGAATCACAATAATTACAAATAGGTTGATCCTTGCATTTGTATTGATAGTCTTTATTGTTAAGAGATTTAATGGTTGTCATCACCTGTTGAGGACTTAAAGGTGGTTTCATAAATCTTGTGTTATAAGTTCCTAAATCTGTTTGCCAAGTATCAGGGTTTGCTTTCTTTAAATAAACTCCAATATTATAAAGTCCGTTGTTTCGTGTACCTTCAGGAAATCCTTCTTTGCATAAAATCTGTAAACAAGGTGGACCATCTTTGATGTTTTGTTCATTCTGACTTTCTATTTGTAACTTTTCAAATTTATTTGTATCTAATTTATAGCGATTATATAACTCAAAAAATTCTTGTAGATTTGCTGAATCGCCATTATCTTTAAAAGCATAACGTGTTGTTTTATCTCCTCCATGATAAGGAAGATTTAAAAAACTACCTGTATCTCCTCTTTCAATTAAAATGTATTCTTGTTTAGGAAATATTTCACACTCAGAATAGCCCAATGCTGATGCCATAATTTTTAATTTTGATCGCATCGCTGCTGCAGAGATAGGTTCT